GAAAAAGACGAAGAAAAAGAAGAAGAAAAAGTGGACGTAGAAGAAGAAGAAGAAGCAAAAAAAGAAGATTATATGTCCGAGAATAGCGCGCAAACAATTAAAAAAACTATTGAAAGCGTAGTTAAAGAAACATTCTTTGCTGAAATGGAAGCGTTGAAAAAAGAAAACGAAGAACTAAAAGCTAAACTTGAAGGCAAAGTTGAAGTAGAACTTTCCGAAGAAGAAGTTGAGCCTATTGTATTTAACCCTGAAAACGTACAAAAATTTGAAGGGTACAAATTTGGTTCTAAAGGCGGTAATTCGATAATGAATAACATATTAAACAAATTAAATAAATAACTAAAAACTAAAAAAAGATGCCAACAACAACATCAATTACAACTACTTACGCTGGCGAGTTTGCAGGTAAGTACATTGCTGCGGCTTTATTGTCCGCACCGACATTAGAAAAAGGTGGTATTACTATTCACCCGAACGTAAAGTTCAAACAAGTAATTCAAAAAGTGGCTACGGACGACATTATTGCCAACGCAGGTTGCGACTTTGCCGCTACTTCAACGATTACTTTAACTGAAAAAGTTTTACAACCTGAAGAATTCCAAGTGAATTTACAACTTTGTAAAAAAGATTTTCATTCAACTTGGCAAGCGGCTGAAATGGGCTTTAGCGCATTCGACCAACTCCCTAAATCATTTTCAGATTATTTAATTGCACACGTTTCCGAGAAAGTGGCTTCCGCTATGGAAACAACTATTTGGACGGGTGTTAATGCAACTGCGGGTCAATTCGCGGGTATTTCTACGCAAATTGCTGTAGATGCTGCTTTACCTGCCGCACAAGAAGTTACAGGAACTTCCGTAACAAGTGCCAACGTAGTTGCGCAAATAGGTCTTTTAGTAGATGCTATCCCTGCAAGAATGTACGGACAAGACGACTTGACCCTTTACGTTTCACAAAACATCTACAAAGCGTATGTACGCGCTTTAGGTGGTTTTGCTGCTGCGGGTGTAGGCGCTAACGGTTACGACAACAAAGGTACAAACCAAGTTTTAGGCGACGTATTCTTTGATGGAATAAAAGTATTTATGGCTAACGGACTTGCTGCAAACACGGCTATCGCTACAACTAAATCTAATTTACACTTTGCAACGGGGTTGTTAAATGAAATGAACTTAGTTAAAACTATTGATATGGCAGAACTTGACGGCTCACAAAACGTAAGGGTAATTATGCGATTTACTGCGGACGCTAAATATGGTTTTGCTGAAGATATGGTTACATACGGAATCGTGAACAGTGCGAATTAATAATTTATTGTATAACTTTTAAAATTTAGAAATTATGTCTTGCCTTATATCAAATGGTAGGTTAGAACAATGCAAAGAATCGGTTTCAGGTCTAAAAGCAATATATTTTATTAATTACGACGACTTGGATTCTGAGGATGTAGCTTACCACGCCACAAATACAGACCAAATTATAGACTGGGCTCCAGCCGCAGCCTTAACTATGTATAAATACGAGTTAAAAGGAAACAATAGTTTTGAAACAACTATTAACGCAAGTAGAGAAAACGGTACAACGTTTTTTGAACAAACGCTAACAATTCAATTAAAAAAGCAAGACGTTGCAACTCATAAGCAAATTAAATTAATGGCTTACGGAAGACCAAGAATTGTCGTAAGAACAATGACAGACCAATTCTTTTTAATGGGATTAGACCAAGGCGCAGACGTTTCAGCGGGTACTGTTTCGAACGGTGCGGCGTTAGGCGATTTTAACGGCTACGGCTTGACGTTTACGGCTCAGGAAAGAGTGCCTGCAAACTTTATCAACTGTACAAGCGAAGCGACTTTAGTTACTATTTTTGCAACTGGCGCTGGCGCAAATGCTACAATAGATTACAATTAAAATTTTATTTTTTTCATAGGTGAAGCCGATACCGTAAATGGGTCGGCTTTTTTTATTAAGAAACAAATAACAAAGAAAGTAGTTATATTAATATGATTATATTACAACAAAGTAATAACCCGCAGACGTTTAGTTTTATTCCTAAAAGCAATACTTACAACGGTATGTTTATTACGGACGATCAAACGAACGACGAAGTACAAGTTAGTATTACTTCGAGTACAACGGGCGACTATGTAAACACGATTACCGCAACCTTTAATTTAATAGAAAATAGGTTTTATAACCTTGTACTTAAAAACAACGCGGATATAATTTACAAAGATAGGATATTTTGTACGAATCAATCAATAGTAACATACAGCGTTAATAATGGTCAATATACTACCAACGCTACAACAAATGAATTTATAGTTTATGAATAATATACACGTTCTTAAATTAAGCGAATATACAAGACCTGAAATAAAAGAATCTAAACGCGAAGCGTGGGTTGAATACGGCGACGACAATAATTACTATCAATATTTAATTGATAGGTACACGAACTCAACAACCAATAACGCCGTTATAAATAACATAACACGTTTAGTTTATGGCAAAGGATTAAGCGCCGTAAATGCGTCAAAAAAACCTAACGAATACGCGCAAATGATGGCGCTGTTTTCTAAAGAATGTGTGCGGCATTTAATAAGTGATTTAAAATTATTAGGTCAATGCGCTGTTCAAGTAATTTATTCAAAAGATAGGAAGAAAATTACTAAGGTTTACCACGTTCCTATACAACTTTTACGCGCTGAAAAATGCAACGAAAAAGGTAAAGTAGAAGCGTATTATTACTGCGACAACTGGCAAGACTTACGAAACTTTACGCCAAAACGAATACCCGCTTTTGGTTGTAGTAAAGAACCTATTGAAATAATGTTTATTAGACCTTATTCCGTAGGGATGAAATATTATAGTTACGTTGATTATTTCGGGGCGCTTGCATACGCCGAATTAGAGGAATCTATTGCAAACTATCTTTTAAATGAAGTAAACAACGGGTTTTCGGGGCGCGCGGTAATAAACTTTAATAATGGCGTCCCTTCCGAGGAACAGCAGTTATTAATAAAGCAACAAGTTTTAAACCAATTAACAGGAACTAACGGGGAAAAAGTAATAATAGCTTTTAATAACAATCAGGATAGTAAAACAACGGTAGATTCAATGCCCGTGAACGACGCGCCCGATTTATACAATACATTAAGCGATGAATGTTTGCGTAAAATTATGCTGGGACACAACGTTACAAGCCCTTTATTATTTGGTATTGCTTCCACGAATGGTTTTAGTTCAAATGCTGACGAATTACAAAACTCTTTTATTTTATTTGATAATATGGTAATTCGACCTATGCAGGAATTAATTTTAGATGCGGTTGACACTATTTTAGCATATAACGGCGTAGCTTTAAAAACATATTTTAGAACGTTAAAACCTTTAGAGTTTACAGATTTAGAAAACGCAATTACCGAAGAACAAGCGGTTGAAGAAACTGGCGCAGATGCAACGCAATTAAGTTCCGATAATCAAATAGCAAACGCCTTAATAGAACTTGGCGAAGACCCTAACGAAGAATGGATATTAATAGACGAATACCCAGTAAATTACGATACGGACGATGAAGAAACGCAAATGCTTACCAAAGAACGAAAGCAATCTTTGTTCAGTAAGATATACAACTTTGTAAGCACGGGCGATAATAGACCAAATATAACAAGCAAACAAGACGAAGTTATAGACGGAATTAAGTTTATTACGCGGTATGTATATGCGGGTGAAGTACACGCAAACACGCGCGAATTTTGCCGTAAAATGATAGCGGCGGGAAAAATATACCGAAAAGAAGACATTGAAAATATGGGTACGCAAGTAGTAAACGCGGGTTGGGGTCCTAACGGCAATGATTTATATTCAATTTGGTTGTATAAGGGCGGCGGTAATTGCCACCATCGTTGGAATAAACAGGTTTACGCTACATTTAGCGGAAAGGCTATTGACGTAAACAGCAAAGAATTAAAACAAATTGCGGTGAAGAAAGCCGAAAAATTTGGTTATGTAATTAAAAACCCAAAGTTAGTTAGCACGCGCCCCGTAGATATGCCGAATTATGGTTTTTTACCAAGCAACCCACAACGTAAAAGAAAAATTGTAAGATAATGGCAGAAGCACTACTAATAACACGAAACGATTTAGTTAAATTTACTGCCGTAAATGGCAACGTAGATACTGATAAATTTATACAGTTTATTAAGATTGCGCAGGATATTCATATTCAGAATTATTTAGGTACTGACTTGCTCAATAAAATAAAATCAGATATAATAGCAAGCACCTTATCAGGTGATTATGAAACGCTTGTAGAAACCTATGTTAAACCGATGTTAATACACTGGGCGATGGTTGAATATTTACCCTTTGCCGCCTATACAATCGCGAACAAAGGCGTTTATAAGCATAATTCCGAAAACGCGAATAACGTAGAAAAAAACGAAATAGATTTTTTAATAGAAAAGGAACGAAATATTGCGCAGCATTATACACAAAGATTTATAGATTATATTAGTTTTAATACTAATTTATTTCCTGAGTATAATTCTAATAGTAACGGGGATATGTACCCCGACACGGACACTAATTTTAAAGGATGGGTAATATAAAAAGTAGAAAAATAGTTTATTCGTATAAACCTAAAGAAAAAAACGTATATCTTTTAAAGGTATATTTAAAAAAAATAGAAAATGGCAAATGTAAAGATAAGTCAGCTACCCGCGAAGGGCAGTAATATAGCAGCCACAGACCGCGTTATGATTTCGGAAGATTCGGGCGGCGGTGTTTTTGCGAGTAAATACGTTTTGGGTAGCGAAATTATTAATGTTAAAAAAAATTCGTACTCGAAAAAACATACTTTAGTTATAGAAGACGCAAATTGTTTTGTTGAATTAAACTACGCCGTTGCGGAAAACCTAACGATACCAACAAATGCAAGCGTTTCATTTTTGGCGGGTACTATTATTATTCTAACTCAATATGGAGACGGGCAGGTTACAGTAACACCTGATGCGGGCGTTACGCTAAGAAGTATAAACGCCAAAAATAAAACTACGGGAAAATATAGCGTTGCATATTTGTATAAAAGGGATACGAACGAATGGTATTTATATGGCGACATATCATCTTAAAAAATAAAAAATGAAAAATTTACTTTTACCCGAATTTTTAAACATTATAAAAAAACACGGAGCAACGGGCGTTTTAGCAATATGGTTATTTTATACTCATTTAGAGGTTCAAGACGTTAAACATAGGTTGTACGATTGCTTAGATAAAAACAAGCCAAAAATTGTAAATACTGAACCAAAAAAAATAGAAGAAATTAAAACGGATACGCTTGTGCAAAATATAGAATACGAAATTTTTGACGCACCTTAATAAATTTATATGAGTAACGTAAAAGCATATACAGACGAACAATTATTAAACAGGGTAAAATCTTTAGATACTTTTGTTTCAATACCTGAAGGGTTTTGGATTATTGGCGTACGGTCAAATGAAGACGAACCTAATATATTTGACGATAAATTTTATGTTTATAAAGGTTCTGCTTTTTTTAGTGTTATGTCAGGCACTACTAATCCAGGCGTAACTATTTTAAAAAACCACGCAAAATATAATAGTCAAGGAGCTGCAATATTAGCTTCTGATCGTTGGTATTATAACGTATGGAAATATGGATTACATAGGGGCAAGATGCCTGCTCTTTTACAATTAGGTGCGCAGGTGTACGTTTATCGTGATGGAGACAAAGATAATAAAAGCGAAGAATTAGGACAGGCAAAGGCAGGGTTTTATGGTATTAACTTCCACTTAAATAGTTACGATTTAAAAAGTAAAATTAAAAAAACACAAATTAACGACTGGAGTGCAGGATGTCAAGTTCCTAACGATTCCGAAAAATATACCGCTGTAATAGACGCAATAAAAAAAGAAAATAAATTAGTTACTTATTGTTTAATAAATGAATTTTAAAAATGGCAAAGAAAAAAAGTATTAAAGTAAATTCCGAAAACGTAGATTTTGATTTAGAAAAAGACGGAGTAAACGTAAACGCAAATTTAGATACAAAAAATTTAGATGTTTCGTATGTTAAAAACGAAGTTGATAAGCAATTTAAGTTAGACGGTAAAAATTTAGATATTGATATTAAAAAAACAAAAGACGGATTAGATATTAAAGTTGATACAAGTAATTGGCTTTGGAAAATAATATCTAAAAAGGTAATAAGGTTTATATTAAGAAAAATAATTAAAAGAAAATAAAAAATTTTTTCTGTTTGTTTTGTGTGTGAAACCCTTGAGAAATCAGGGGTTTTGTTGTTTAAAGAAAAAAAAAATTAAAAATATTTTAAAAAAATGTTTGTTATATTAAAAATTTATATTAATTTTGGCTATAAATTAAATTTAAACACTATGAAAAAGCAAACAAAACAAAACACGTATTTCCCATTTCGCCCAAATGTAGAATATTTAAAGCGCAAATGGATGAATAAAATTTGCGCTGAAGATAAAGGCGGTTCTTTTAATGAAACACTTTACAAAGATTATTTAGATGCTATTTTAAATTATACCAAATGAACTGGCAAAGTAGAAAAAAAAGAGTAAAACACGTAAACATATCTTTAGAGTATATTGATAAATGCGATTTAAGGCTAATTTTAGACGATTTAACGAACTTAATTACTGAAGGCAAGGAAACGTATTACTACAAAAAGAAAAGCATTGTAATCAAAGATAAATGGCATGATGTTAAATTTCAACAGTTTTATGTAGATACAATTCACGAAAGTAAAGAATCGGAAATAAACGGGGAATTAAAATTTGTAATTAAAAGTAACATTTAAATCAGAATAAGATGAAACAGACAGCAGTAGAATGGTTATATGATGAAATAAAACACATTATACCAAATGATTTTGTAGTAAAATTTGAACAAGCCAAAGCAAAAGAGAGAGTTCAAAAGGCAGAAGAATACCTAAAAGGCTTTAAAGATGGTAAAGAGTACCAAATAAAATTAGATGAATTAACCTTTAAATCAGAATAAGATGAATAACCCATTTAGAATTATAGACCGAAGTAAAAATAAACTTGGAAAACATATTGACTACTGTAAAGAAATGATTGAAATATGCAATAGAAAATCAAATAAATTAAAACCTTATTATTTTAAAAAACAAATTGAAATAGCAAAAAGAAAATTATTAACCTTTAAATCAGAATAAGATGGAAAAACAAATTAGTGCCGTAGAATGGTTAGAAAATGAATTTAAAGAAATGTGTAAAGATTTTGGAGGTCTTCATACAGATTTTATTGAAAGATTTGACCAAGCCAAGCAAATGGAAAAGGAGCAGATAATAGAGTTTGCAAATAATTATGGATTTGACATTTGTGCTTATGATTATGAAAGAGCAGAACAATACTACAAAGAAACATTTAAATCAGAATAA